ACAATGTTGGCGTGAAACTTGCCACCGCAGCTGCGCCAACTGTACCTAGCATTGACATTTCAAGTTATGTAACAGCAGTGACTTTGACTCAGGTTGTAGATGAACTGGAAGTCACAGCGATGGGCGATACAGCTCACAAATTTGCCGCCGGGCTGCAAGCTGCAACCCTAAGCATTGATTTCCTTAATGACTGGGCTGCAAGCCAAGTTATGACCACACTCAATGCCGCTTTTGGTACAACATTGGCAGTGTCAATGATTACCGTAAAAGGCACAGCGGTATCGGCAACAAATCCGTCATACCAATTCTCCATTTTGGTTAATAACTTAACCCCAGTGGGCTCAGGCGGCGTGGCTGATGAAGCCTCATCCAGCCTGTCATTTACTGTGAATACCGCAGTTACAGTTTCACCGACCGTTGCGTTCTAAGGAGTAAAGCATGGCAAGGTTAAAGATAACAAGGGCCTCAGGGGAAGTGGTTTTGCACATTTCGCCTGTTGTCGAAGTAGCCTTTGAGAAGTACACCGGGAAAGGCATCCATAAACAATTCCGCGATGAGGAGAAGCAAAGCGATATTTATTGGTTGGCCCATAACTGTTTGCAGCGCGTTGAAGTAATCCCGCCATTTGGCGATGAATTTCTAAACACGCTGGTATCAGTTGAGGTATTGGATGACGAAAACCCAAAAGAATAGACCGCAACAGCATGACTTATCTCGTGGCGAGCCTTGCGGTGGAGATGAAAATCGCTCCATCGCAGGTGCTTGAAATGGATGGTCACATGCTTAAAGCGGTGTTGCAGGTGTTTAGCGACAGAGCAAGGGAGGCGGCAAAAAATGCCCGTAGTCGTAGAAGGCTATAAGGAGCTAATTCAAAAGCTAAATGCATTTGAGCCTGACCTCAACAAACAAATGAAAATTGAAATCAAAGCTGCGATGCTGCCGATAAGGGATAAGGCGCGGGGATACGCGCCAAGTCCTTTCCCATCTACTTTATACGGATGGGCTGATAAAGGTGTGGTGCGAGCGCAACCGCAATTTAATACTGAAGGCAAAGTGCGTAAATTTCCGTTATACAATCCTGCTGAAGTAATTGCCGGGATCAAGTATAAAGCGGGTGCAAATAAGAAAACCCGTTACGGATTCAGTGCGCTTTATTCTGTTATCAATACATCAGCGGCAGGTGCAATTTATGAGACTGCTGGCCGCAAATCAGGATCAAACGGGCAACCTTGGGTAGGGCCAAAGGGTAACGGCAAAGATGTGTCCCGCTCGCGCAACCCCCAAGCAGGTGCAATTTTCATAAACCATTTTGGCCCTATGTATGGCAAAGACCTAATGCGCGGCAGGTTAATTTTCCGCGCATGGAATGAAAGCCAAGGCAAAGCCCAAGATGCAGTGGTTCACGCTATTGAGAAAGCCGCGCGCAGATTCAATGAGCGTGCGACACAATCTAGTTTTGCGTTGGCTGCCTAATGCCAAATTTAGTTGTTTCGGCGGTCACTAAGTATGACGGCAAAGGTTTAGCCAAGGGTCGCAAAGATATAAACGCGTTTCAAAAAACCGTTGGCAATTTAGCAAAATCATTTATTGGTTTATATAGCGCAACAAAATTGGCCCAGTTTGGTAAATCCTCAATAAAAGCATTTCTAGCTGATGATAAAGCCGCAAAGTCGCTTGGCAAGACCTTAGACAATACGGGCAACTCATTTGCCAAAGTCGGTGTGGAGAAGTTTATCCAATCACTGCAAAGGCAAACGGGTGTACTTGATGACCAATTGCGACCAGCATTTCAACAACTATTGGTTGCAACTGGATCAGTCACCAAAGCCCAAGAGGGTTTAAGTGTCGCGTTAGATGTCGCGGCAGGCACTTCATCGGATGTCGAAAGTGTCACAAAAGCAATTTCGAAGGCATACGCAGGCAACACAACAGCATTAACCAAATTGATACCCGGCATTGATAAAGCGGTGTTGGCATCAAAAGACCTTAATGCTATAAATAAAGAATTAACAAGATTGTTTGGTGGTCAAGCCGCTGTCGCAGCAGGTACATACGCAGGGCAACTAGATATTCTTCAAGCCTCAGCAGCTGATGCAAAAGAAACCATTGGCAAAGGTTTGGTTACAGCCATTCAATTGTTGGCCAACGGTCAATCCTTAAATAAAGCAACAAGCAAAATGGATGATTTGGCAAAATCAATTGCTGATGTAACTGTTGGCTTAGCTGATGCAATTAGCAAATTGGAAAAAAATCTTGGCGGTGCTAGATTGCAAGATTTATTTTTTAGCCCAATTTTAACTCCGATTGTGGGAGCCTTGCAAAAAGGTGGCAGAACCATTGCGGCAAACAAAGCCGCAGGCGCACCTGTCTTAGACCCAAAACAATTAATTGCTCAAGATAAAGCGGCTAAGGCTAAAGGTGTGTCGGATAAAAAAGCCCTAGATGCTGCAAGGAAACTTGCCGCGCTAACCAAAAAAGCCGAAATGGACAAACTAGCACTTAAAAAAGCAGGTAGTGTATTTGACCTTGCACAAATTCAAATTCAAGCGGCATTAAAATACGGCATTGATAATGAAACTCGTTTGCGCTTGCTGCTGCAAAAGGCGTTGTTAGATGAGGATGTTGCCGCAGCCGCAAAACTGCAAGCCGCGTTGTTAGCCAATGAAGCCAAGACCAAAGAGTTAGCAGATTTATTAGCGCACTTGCCAAAGGCTGATGACCCGTTTGCCGATTGGCCGGGCATCATTGCCAGAATAAATGGCTTGTTAAAAGATTTGAAAATACCCGGTAGCGCAACGGCATTACTAGCTGCGCAAGGATTAACCTACAATGCTGACACTGGCAAAGTAACTGACACTCCAACCGTAGGTAAGCCAATCAATTTTGCTGAAACCGCATCAACAAATGTTACAAGCACTAGCACCGCAGCCGCCGTAAATACTCCGCAAGCAGTAGAGGCCGCCGTTGCAGTTTGGAGCGCAGCCCTCGATGCAATAGCAGCAGGCGGCGATTCAGGATTTGCAGGTGCGGCGCGTAGGGCTGGTTATGTGCCAGACCCACCAGTTGTGAATGTAACAGTCAATGCGGGCGTTGTAGGCAGCGAGCAAGTAATTGCCGATGCAGTGCAAACGGTTATTCAAAACCTTGGGCGATACGGCACATCATTACAATACGCAGGGGCCATTGCGATATGACCGCCCCAACGGTTCAGGCCTTCATTAACTTCTCAACAGGCCCATCATTTGCGCAAGCAATGATTTTAGATACTGGCATACTTGACACAAACATTCTTGCCGATGCAGCTGCAATTATTGTGGATGTATCAGACCAAATCAATGCAATTTCAATACAGCGCGGGCGCAATGCGCAGGCTGACCAATTTCAAGCAGGCACATTATCGCTGCGCATCATTGACCAAAATGGTGACTTTAACCCGCAAAATGTCAGCGGCCCTTATTACAATCTGCTGCAACCAATGGTTAAGGTTCAGATTACTGCAACTAGCCTTAGCGTTACTTACCCGCTGTTTTCTGGCTTTATCACAAATTACCTAACTACTCAGCCGAACAATTCAATTGACACTTTGAACTACACAACCATCCAAGCCGTCGATGCGATGCGGCTAGTACAAATGGCACAGATAACAACCGTTGCAGGCAGTAGCGCAGGCGATTTAACAAGCACCCGCGTTAGCCAAATCCTTGACCAAATCTCATGGCCTGCCACAATGCGGTCAATCGAAACTGGATTGAGTACGGTGCAGGCAAATCCCAACACCGCAACCACCGCGCTATCAGCTGCGCAAAAGTGCGAGCTAGTAGAATTTGGCGCGTTTTATGTAGATGCCAGCGGATCATTTGTATTTAAAAACCGCACCACAACATCAACATCTGTATCGGGTACGCCAAAGGTGTTTAACGATAACGGCACAAACCTGCACTACTTTAATGCGGATTGGGTTCTCAATGATGTGCTGGTGTACAACCAAGCAAGTGTGACCCCGACAGGCGGCACAGCGCAGGTAGTAGTTAATGCAGCTAGTGTCACCAAGTATTTTGCGCACTCCTATAATCAGACCGCAACCATGTTTTCTAGCGATGCCGACGCTTTGCAGTATGCGCAGGCTTATATCGCCAGCCGCGCAGAAACCTCTATCAGATGCGATGCGCTAATTCTTGACCTGTATTATCCAGATGCCGCAATGGTATTGGCAGCCTTGGAGTTAGATTTCTTTGACCCGGTAACGATCAGCACTACGCAACCCGGCGGGTCAATCCTCACCAAAACCCTGCAAGTCTTTGGCGTTAATTACCAGATTAGCCCCAATTCTTGGCGGCAAGTCCTAACGACACTCGAACCCATTTTGGATTCGTTTATACTAAACTCAACCCTGTACGGGATACTTGATACATCCGTACTCAGTTATTAAGGAGTAGAAAATGGCAGCAGGTTTAGGGTTCAAGACCTTTACCACAGGTGAAGTATTAACAGCAGCCGACACAAATGGCTACCTAATGCAAGGCGTACTGGTGTTCGCATCATCAGCTGCGCGAGCATCTGCCATTACATCACCGCAGGAAGGCCAATACTCGTATCTTAAAGACACCGATGCGCTTGAGTATTACACAGGCAGTGCATGGGTTGGCGCACCCGTTGGCGATATAACGGCGGTCAATACAAATGCGGGATCAGGTTTATCAGGTGGCGCAGCTAGCGGAGCAGTTACGCTTTCGCTCTCATCAAGCTACAGTGCAAAGACTGCGGCATACACATTTGTTGCAGGCGATGAATACAACTTATTTTCGATGAACGCTGCAACATCTGTGCAATTTAATATCCCAACAGATGCCACATACAATTTCACAATCGGCACAGAGTTTAATGTGTTTTGGATAACTGGTGCAGGTCAGCCAACTATCGGGGCAGTTACACCGGGAACTACAACAGTCATTTCAACGGGCGCAACTAGCGCAACTCCAAAACTACGCGTTGCCAACAGCGGCGCAACCTGTAAAAAACTAGCCGCTAACTCTTGGATAGTGTTTGGTGACCTTGCCTAATGAAAATTGGAATAATGGCAAGTCAGATAAGCGGGCATCTTGGCCCAACTATTACTGGCGGCACACTTTACAGTTCCGGCGGAATTAATTACCGCGTATTTACTGCCAACGGCACTTTGGGCGTTAGCGGCGGCACACTCACTTGCGATGTTCTAGTTATTGCAGGCGGCGGCGGTGGGTCGGTTTATGCAGGTGGTGGTGGCGGTGCAGGTGGAGTTTTAGGTTTTGCTTCTCAAAGTTTCTCAAGTGGACAAGCAATCACAGTCGGAGCAGGCGGCGCGGGTGGGCCAAATGGAACTGGATCACTTGGGTCGCTAGGCTCTGACAGTCAATTAGGTTCACTCACATTGTTAAAAGGCGGCGGCTACGGTGGCGGTACTAACTTTGATATCAACGGCGCAAATGGTGGTTCAGGTGGTGGTTCGTCAGGTGCAATCACAACTGGTGCAAGTGGCGGCACAGCGACTTCAGGTCAAGGAAGTAACGGTGGTGGTTCGACTGGCACAGGCGGTCAAGGCGGAGCAGGCGGCGGTGGTAAAGGTGGTGTTGGTGCGACAACTAACAGCCCAACGGCTGGTGCAGGTGGCGCGGGTACAAACTCAGTTACCAATTATGGTGCTTTAGCAGCAACATTCTCAGCTACGGGTCTTGGTGTGAGTGGTTATATTGCTGGCGGTGGTGGTGGCGGTGGCACCAGTGTTAATGGTGCGGCTGGTTCAGGTGGTGGTGGCGCGGGCGGCGGCAATAACGCCACTGCACAAACTGGTTCAGGTGGTGGTGGCTTTTATTATGGTTCGCCCGGTGGCAACGGTGCAGGTGGAATAGTAATTGTGAGGTATACATAATGAGCCATTTTGCAGAAATAAATTCACAAAATAAAGTAATCCGCGTATTGGTTGGAGATAACAACGACCCCGCAGGTGATGAGGGCTATCAATGGTTATTAGATAATCTTGGTGGCACTTGGATTAAAACAAGTTACAACAACAACATAAGATTCAATTTCGCTGGCATTGGATATTCTTATGATGAAGCCAGAGATGCGTTTATTGCGCCAGAGCCAGAAGGCAACATTGGATTTGATGAAGCTACTTGCCAATGGATAATGCCCAAGGTAGAGCCACTTGGTAACTAGCCAAAACGGGTGGCCAGCATCTAAAGACCCACATGAAATTGGCGTGAGGTCATACGCCATTGCCGATTCCGGCGTTAAATTACGATGCGCGGAAAAGGTTGCGCCGTTACTGGTTGCTTTTGCATCGCAATTCCATGAGCACATTGAGCCAATAGATGACGGCAATGATGATTGGGGTTATTGTTACCGCGAAATAAGGGGAAGCCAGACAGTGCTTAGCAATCATTCGAGCGCGACTGCCGTTGATCTTAACGCGACAAAACATCCACTGGGATCAGCTGGCACATTCTCAACAGTGCAGGTTGCATTGATCCAAGCGTTATGTAAAAAGTATGGCATTAGGTGGGGTGGAGATTACAAAGGCAGAAAAGATGAGATGCACTTCGAGATTTCACTCGATGCGGAGAAAGTAGCTGCATTGATTGGAAAATTGGGCCTATCAACTAACAAGGAGAAAACCAATGCACAAATCAATTGAGGCATTAAAAAAGCCTGTGATGTCTTGGCTGCGCGCTTCGCTGGCATCACTTTTGGCTCTTTACATGTCTGGTGTAACCGATTCAAAGATTTTGGCCAATGCCGCCATTGCCGGGTTTATTGGGCCAGTGTTAAAGGCCTTAGATGTACCCGCAATTGCTGGAAAGGTAAAGAAGTAAAATGACCATAACCTCATGGGCGGGCTTGATTG